GGCGTTTGCGATGTGTATAAAAAATCGTTTATTGCTTTCTCACGATTTTGCTTTGCGTTTGCGAGTTTGCGATTGCGATGGGTTGCACCTCTTGAACTATTGCAAGACTTACATGCTGCAACATACCCATCGTCTATTGACCCACCACGATCTGTTTCGACTAGGTGATCTAACTCAACAGCAGGATTCTTTTTGCACCAATGGCATATGGGTGAGTCACGCAGTAGCTCTGCTCGTGCCTGCTTGTACACGTTGGTGTCGTACTCTGATCGTTCGCGTGTCATCTCACGCGCCTTCGGCTTGTGCTAGCGCGGCGCAAGCGCCTTGCTCTTGATGTTTGTCGGTCATGTTTGTTGTCGGGTTCATGTCTGTGCTTTCTTTGTTTGTTAACTGTATGTCATCTGCAGGTCAATAGATGTGTGAATGCTCCACCCACCAGATTGCCCATCCTGGTACCCATTGCATTCAGCTGATTATGTTTACAGCTCGCCTCGATGCTCTGCCCATTTCATTTCGTCTTGCATGATTCGGGGCGCACCGATCTACCCACGTTGCCGTGTGTTACCAACTGCCGTGCGAATGGCTTAGGTCGTGCTACTAGCCAATTGTTTATGCTCTGGGATTGCTCAAGGTGTAGAGAATGTACTCCATGTCGCTTGGCTTCCAGACCGCTGCATGACAGCCAGCCATCTCACATGCTTTAAGCCAAATTTTTTGCCCTGGTGTTGTCTTACCCTTTTCGGCCTTAAGTTCAATCACTAATGGGCGACCGCCTTGAAATGGGTGCACCATGAACAGATCAGGGAATCCTGCATCGCCTTGCACATTGGTCATCCAGCGTCCTCGACTGTTCTGTGCCGGCAGATCGTGATGCACTAACCAGCCGTAACGCTTGGCAACGCTAATCACAATGTCCTTAAAGTCGGCTTCACTCATCTTAAGATCAGGCTTCATCAGCGGGCACAATTCTTTTGTTATCTGCTAACCATTCCCATGCTTGCGCCAGTTTCTGCCACGTTTCACGGCTTGCTTCTAAATCCTTATATCGCTTTTCAAGCAGCGCTTTTTCAGCGCGCAATGTGTCAATTACGCTGCGCAAGTAGTCAACTATTTCAATCGGGGTTGCCCCAGTTTGTTTTTCATCAAATGTCATTTCTTTTCCTGCCACATAATTACTAAAATTGTTCCCCAAATACCCATGACAATGCCAATAATGTTGAATGCCACGTAACTCATTTCAGGCGCTCAATGATTTTGCTTGCTTCATGGGATTTCAACAGCTCTAATACCGCGCTGTCATCGTTAAGGTTGAGTTGAATCATCTCTAGCAATGCCAGGTCATCCATGCCTTTGTCTTTCGCTAGTTTCTTGATGTAGCCAATTTGCTTGGGTGTGGCAAATGCGCCAGAGGGTGTGTGCACTTGACCAGATGGTTGAGGTGAACCACCTAAACGCTCAACCTTTTGCATTTCTTCGCGCGACGGTCTTGGCCCATTGCCTTGCGACTGGATAGAACTATTGCTAATTGCGCGGCCAATTGAACTCGTTTCTCCATTTTCGCACCAGGATGTCATATTGACCCCACGTTCAGATCGTTGTTCGTGGGCGTAGCCAACTGACATCGGTTTGGCATCATCAAAGTGTCTGTACAGCTCTGCACGAAACACGCACGAGTCGCCGTCATAGTTCATCATGCAGGTCTCAATACGACCGTTTGGATATGCAGCCCAGAATCTAACTAGACGCTGTTCCACGGTTTCATAGTTGCTTAGGTCAAAGCCCATCAGATGCCTGCCCAAACAGATAAGCGCTGTGCATGGTCATGCGCGCCACCGCGGTTCGCATACGCAAGTTCGCCTGTGTTGCGGATGATGCCACGTCGAGCGGCAGCGTTTAAGCGTCCAGCAATGCCCTTGGTGACAGGAAACTGATCGCCCAGGTGCTTCCAAATGTCGTCAGATGTAAAGAAGCCTTTAGTCCGCGCAACGTGCACGATCGCAGCGTCAACCTCGTTTTGTTGCGGTCGTGTCCAGCGCGCATCGGCTGATGATTGTGATGCCAGCATGCCCTCAATAAAGGGGGCGTGCTTTCGTGCCGGCACACGGCCATCGCATACGAAGTGTGTTTTGCCTGTTATTTCAGGATAGGCGATTGTTTCTTTGCAGATCGTGCAGGTTTTCATTGTCGGAATCTCCTGTCGGTTAGGAATGTGCTTGTAATGCTTTGATTGCTAAATCAAGTGTAGTCACATCGTGCAATGGCATTGGTTCTTCTAATGACATTGAGTTCTTCATGCCTTTAAGACGCTGAATAATGCTTGCGTGCGGATTAGTGCTGATGTCTGCAATTTCGTTAATCAAATTGAAGATTGCGATGTCGTGTTTAGTTGTCATCATTTGCTCCATTACCATTCGTCGGGTTTCTTCTGATAGTTCGCCTTGATTCCATGCCACGCCTTCACTCATTTTGTTGCACTCCATGGCCCCCAGCCGTAACCGTAACGTTCTACGCCGTAATTATAAATTGCTAACGCTGCGCGCAAATTAACATCAGCCTGTAACAGGTTTTCTGCGCTTGTGATAATGCCGGCATCAGTAAGCCATGGTGTCCAAAATCCGTTTATCTGCATTAGTCCGCGCGACCCCCCATTTGGGTCTTTTTTGTTAATGATGTTTGGTATGCAGCGTGACTCTCTAGACATGACAGATTCGAGCACGGTGCGCTGATCGGCAGGCCAGCCAAGGTTGATGGCAAGCGCGCTAAATTGCTCACAAGCCGTCGTGTACGGGTCAATGTAAACCGTAGAGCTGGTGGTCGTAGGCGGCTCAATTAGGTACGGTTCAACGCTTATTGGCTTTAACGGCATAATGCTAGATAGGTCGCTAGACGCGCTAGAAGCCCCTGTGAGCGCCGTAACGCCAAAGACCGTACAAAGCACTAGCCCTATGATTTTCTCTGCTAAATAGTTCATCTTTTCTCCAAAGGTATTGGCACGCCCCAAGAGGAAACGTGCGATCTGAATGCGATTTGTCCCATTAGGAACTTGCCCGATTCTGGGTTAGTAAAGATCTGAACCAAGATTTCTTGGCCGTTGTCCATCACTCCTGTATAGACGCTGTAATCAAAGATCTGTGGGTCAGTCATTGCCTGTCCTTTTGTCGGTAATTCGACCTTAGGGGATAGGTCAAGCTTTTGGTGGGATTTCCCCAAACACCTTTAAGAATGCGGCTTTAACAAAGATCACCGAGTCGGCGGCCTGTGGGGTTATCTCAATGTGGAACCAGTCGCCACCGGGGCTACCTGAAACCGTTGGCTTGCTGTATTTCTTCCAAGCCTGACGATCGCAACGCCATGCGCGACCGTACGGTGCAGGGAAATAGTCAATAACCATTTCAATGCCTAGATCGTTGGCATGCGCGCACAACAGCTCTACAAACGGCAATGCTGTTTTGCGTGATGCGTTTGGGTGACGTTCACCGCCTCGATACGACAAGTCAACCGCGCGACCTGTGGCATGCACAGACATTGTGCCTGGCTTAGAACGAACATCGCGTACACCCCAACTGCCGTTGTTCCACATTGCGTTGTTTGAGTGATGCAGTACTTGCTTAATAAACTCATTCATGCCAGCGCGTGGGCCAGCGGATGCGCCGTCGCTGTTGCCTGTATACGGCCGTGCGTTGGGTACGACTTTAGGCTTTGCTGACGCCACGACCAAACTTCATGTCTTTAGGGTTGAAATAGCGCAACGCTGTTGGACAGACCGCGCCAATCGCAGCTGCTAACAATGCGCCTGGGTCGGTGTTGCCTGTTACTGCAAGCGCAACAACCGCGGCAAGCATCGAGCGCCCGTAAGAGGCGAGCATGGCTTTGTCTTTATCCTTCAACATCTTTGGCTCCTTCTTTTGCTTTTGACTTTAACCCGTTTGAGGCCACTAAACCTGACAACGTGCCGGTCATAAATACGGTCAAGGTTGATAGCAAGTCTATAAATGCGGAATCGTTAGGGCTCTGATGGCCGATCGGCTGGGTCACGAACATGAGCGCATAAACAAAGCCGAGCACCGTAATGGCAAAGACGCTGGCAAGAATGATGCCAACTACAACGATTAGTCGAGCGTGAAGCTCCTCGGGTTTAAGGCGTGGTCTCATAAATTAAATCCCGTGTGCACGTTCCAGATGGATTGCAGATCGGTGGTTCGCATTCAGGTTTCCGCCAGTTTGCTGGGTTTTGGCATGGGTAGCGATATGAGCCGTCATAACCACATCCCGCGCAACCCCACAATACGACCGCAATTAGTGCGCCGTAGCCAATGAGGTAACGCCAACGCATTACGAAAGTAGCGCGGCTACTTCGTCGGCAGTAAGTCCAAGTTTGGCTATTGTGTCGGCTTTAAGTTTTGCGCGGTCTGCTTCTTTTTGTTCACGCGCTGCCGATGCTGCTTGATCTGCTTCAATTTGTGCGTCGTCTAATGGTTGCAAATAAATTGGGCATACGCTGTCGGCTGGTGTTATGTCTTTTGCCATTAGTTTGTTACCCCGTAAATAGTGATTAAACCAGTAAGGTTTCCCGTATTGGCTAACAATGTGAATCCGTCAAATTGTGTTGTGACGTTCACACCGCCAACCGACATTTCGACAAAACCAGATGTTGTTGGTACACCCACGTTTGACTGATTGCTGAAATAACTGTTTAATGAGGCAACTTGAGGTTGAAAAATTGTTGCTGTCGTAAAAGTTGGTGCGTTGGTTGAACTTGTAATAAATTCTGATGATGTTGTTACTGCTGGAGCATTTGCGCTTACGGTTGAGCCAGTAGCACGTATGTACTGCGAATAGTAATTGCTTGAACTTGTGTCAGTTCCTGCAACTCGAAAACGCAATGAAACAAAGTTGGTTGTTGAACGGCTTTGAATGTTTAGCATCATCAAATAGTTTGTGTAAGTTGACGTGAAAACGCCGTTTAAAGAAATGCTTGACGCGCCACTAAACGTAACCTGACCGTTTGCGTTTGCTGTTCCTGTTCCAGAACCCACCACAACCGAAGTAGGAACAACTGGGGTTATTCCGCCAGCGCTTGCAGCGAAAGTTAGATTGTTATTAAGCGAGGCTGCGGTCAAAACCTGCCCGGCGGTGTATGTGGTAAGCGGCATAGTGCTCCTTATCCTAAAACATTCTCTGCGTCGAGTGTGCCATACACCGCGTCATCCAAAATCAACTCATAAACGATCGTGGTTGGCGCGGTGCTGTAAAGGACGCTGTGGCCTGTGCTGAAATTCAGCCGATGCTCAATGCCCTCAACTGACAGCTCTTGAGCCAACTGGGTTGTGCCAGTACCGCTAGGGAACGACTTTTCTACGCTTATGGTGTCGCCAATGTCCACGGTTGCCAAAGTGTCCTTTTGGGCTGTGGTCAGCATCAGAAACTTGGTTGCCACGGACGTGTAGCGCGGTTCGGGCTCTGGGTTAAGCAGGTAGTCGGCAGCGTCATCAATGCTTGTTTGCTCATGTAGCAGGCTGTTAGTGATGCTTGTTGTCTGAATAAAATAAGTTGCAATAGACCCTGCATCGGTAGCGGTAGCGGTTTTGCCGTCAAGCCCTGTAACAACCGCGCGGTTAATTACCGAGTCCGCCTCAAACGAAATACCTACCCCGTCATACTTAAAGTTTGTTCCGTCATCATGAAAGTCAGCAACAGGCGCGCTTAACGTATTACCAATACGGTTTTGAAATGTAAGCACCCCAGCGCGTGACATAAACAAACGACCAAACTCGGCGGTCTCATTAATCTGCGTTAAGTATTGCAAAACGTTTGTTCCTGCCGGCACGGTGTAAGCGCTGGCATGGCCAAGGTTAACGGTGCCTGTGGAGATGCTTCGAGAGCCTGCTGGAAAGTCAACCTCGGGCAGATCAAGGACGGTTTCTATGCGTTCGCCTGATGTCTCTGGGGTGACGTTTAGTTCGTCTAAAAATGTTTGTGCAAGTAGGTAGAACTGGTCAGCGCAATACACGGTCACGGTGTCTAGACCGCCGAGCGCAAAGTTGTAGTCATAGTTGACGACATAACCGCTAAATAATGATTCGGGAACATTGGTTGAGCTGTAACGAATTAGTCGCACTTCGCGCAACGGTGCAAGACCTGGCTTGGCTTGTGGTGTGTCGTAGTACGGGCTGTTTTGGTCAAACGGGTTAAAAATGCCGTCCACGTCTTGGATGGTGAATGTCATTGTGCCAGCGCTGAACTGATCGCCCACGTCACGGCGACCGCGCCGCACGTTAACGCTGACAGTTGAATCCATCACATCGGCAAACTCGGTTGTACCGTCAAGCACATACTCGGTGTTATCTAATACGCCGCGCAATGAGTCGTTTAGGACGAACGCGTCAACCTGAAACCCTGTGGCGATCTGCAGGTCATAGTTGCCAGAGTCAACAACCGATACGCCTGGCATCACGCCACCTGTAACTGCAACGGCCCAGCGGAACGCGAATAGGCGCGCAAGGCGTTCACGACCGATTCACCGATCTCTGCGCTTGTGGCAAGACCGCCTGTGACGTTAATAGTGATACCGCCACCAGATTGCATGCGATCTAACGGCACGACTGCCTCTGGGCCAGCCTCACCGATCAAAGCAAGCGTAGGACTAGACACGATGCCACCTTCAGCCATACGTGGCAAACCTAAACGACCTGCAGCTTGTGTCGGTGTTCCGCCAATTTGTGGCACAGGCAAGTTGGGCACTTTAGGCAAATCAGGCAACAACGGGATTGAGTTGTACGCGCTTACGATTGCGTTAACCGCGCCGATTGCAGCGTTGACCATGCCAGCAAAGAATCCGATCACGGTGTTGACAATTGCTTTAATGCCGTCACGGAACCATTCAAACTTGTTGTACGCGGTAACAAGCGCCACGACCAGCAATGCGATGCCGGCAGCGATCAGAGCGAACGGGTTAAGCGCCATGGCAATGTTGGTAACAACGATTGCGGCTGCTACTGCTCCGATAGCGCCAGCGATTGCTAGGAATGCCTGTGGGTTGTCTTGTGCCCACATTGCAAACTTGTTAAGTATCGGAAGCACGGCCTCGACTACTGGCAAGAGCGCAGCGCCGATTGACTCTTTGGTTTCGCCAATTGAGTTAGACAGAATCTTCATTTTGCCTGCAGCGGTCTCTGCGCTTGCAGCGGTAGCACCGCCGAACGTACCGCCAAGCACGTCCATAATTTCGTTAAGGCTGGCGCCCTCTTTTATCATCGTTGCCATCTCTGGACTCAACGATCGCAACGCCTTAAAGTTGCCTTGGTAAGCCTTGGCAAGCGCGTCGGCGACAGTTGCGCTATCTGTGCCGGTAGCGGTGCTGATGTCCATGACAAGGTTCATGTCACGCATGGCCATGTCCACATCTTTGGTACCGCGCACGAGCGCTTCTAATGCCAAGCGATACTCGGTGTCAGCAACGCCAGACGCTCGACTCATAGCCGAGATTTGTTTCTCAACCTGCGCGGTCTGTGCAGCGCCAGCGCCCGTCACATTTTGCAAAGTGAGCGCTAACGCCGCCTGCTCTTGCTGGTCTTCCATTGCGGCCTTGGTTGCGTCGCCGAGAGCAATAGCCAAACCGCCAAGCGCGGCAGCTGCCGGCACCGCAGCCTTCTTAATTGCAAACTGGGCTTTCTCCGATGTCGTTTCCAGTTGCTTGAACTGGGCAATAGCCTTCTTAATCCCTTTGCCGTCAAACTCTGAAATGATCGGGATATTGATTGCCATTACGGGGTTCCTCTGTTTGCTTCATCCATGACGCGCTTGACCAATTTTTCCATTTCAGACATGACATCGTTTTGGCGTTGCTCGTACGCTTTCCACATTACTCGCGAATGACTGCCATAGCGTGCAGTTAGCGCGCGCCCTAATGAGCCAGCCATAGACGTGTCAAACATGGTGCCAGTCGCGCCCTTCCATTGGATGCCAAAGGTTCCGACATTGGTTTTGTTTCCGCTATATTCCTTGATCGCTCGAGTATTAATCTTGGCAGCGATTTTTTGTTTCATGCCAGGTATCCACGGCAAGATTTGAAACCCTGATCGGGTTTGCCAGTTGCGCGCCATACCAGACAGCGGAACGCCAGTAGGCACAAGTTTGTTTGCATCGTCAATAACAGGCTTAACAATCTGTTTGTAACTTGTTGTAATTTCTCGGCGCAGGTTTTTGTCAATCTTGTTGAGGGTCTTCAAGGCATCCTTAAGCCCTACGACCTCAATCTTTGCCGATACTTCCGCCACGTTATTTCCTTTTTTTGTTTGCCTCGTTAAGCACTTTAATGACCGTTGCCATATCTCGAGCGTCAAACACAATGTCGCTAGGCCACCAACCGACCGCAACCAGTATTTCTGCTAGTTGGCGGCGGTAGGTGCCGCGTCCGTAGGGTTTGGGTCGGTCTCGTCCAATACCGGAATGATCTCCAGCTCTGGGTTTTTGCTAATCCATTCGCGCCAGTTGTCACCGACTTGCTCACCTTTAAGTTTTAAGATCGTGTGCATCCAACAGCAGTAATCGCTGTAAAGCGGGTTAGTTGATAGTTGCTGAATGTTGCGACGTTCAAGCCGTTCCCATTCAGTAACTACAAACAGGTTGGTGTAGTAATACTCGGGTGCGCTGTCGGGCGTGCGCTTAAACTGCAACTTAATTTTCATGTTTCTCCTATGTCGGCTTGGAGCCGTTATTTATGCGGTGGTGTCAATCGTCAACGCGCCACCCATGAACGTAATGTC